CAGATATAGATGCCGAATCTATGGTATTTGGTAGCAAATTAGTAAAAGATGGACATTATGCTATATTAGAAGATGATAGTGGAGATGTTAAATATTATGTTAGACAAGGAGATAAATGGCGATTAGACAGAGATTTAACCGGTAAAAACATAGATAAAATAAATTTTTGTAATTATAAACCAAGTTGTTTTAAGGTAAAAACAGAATGTAAATCAGTAGATAATGCTAAAGATGTTATCGAAAAGAATTTATTAGAGGAAATATCAAGACGTTTTAGTGAAGAATTAACTGAAAATATCCAAGAATTAAAAAGTAGATTAGAAAAAGAATTTCAATATAGAATAGAAAATTTATCGAATCTTAAATTTTTATTAACCAGTAAGCTTCTTAAAAAAGATACTGAAATGGTACGAATTGCTTCTACTTTGGATGTTGACGATTCTAGGATAAAATCCCCATATGAAGAATTAAGGGATGTTATATTGGTAGAAACAGATTTAGTAATAAAGTATAACAATATTTCAAGATTTGTTGAAAAATATTGCAGAAATAACATTTTAGATGAAAATGAATTCTGGTATTATTGTAGTGAAACAAATGTACCATTATTACCTACATTTTATACTGTATTGGCTGAAGGATTTCGTTTAAGTAATTATAAATACGCATTAGATTTAGTAAAGAAAGAAAGGGGGAAATTATCAGATGACGGTGATAAAATTATTGATGAATATAGTGGATATGTTATTGATATTATTAATTTTGATACAGATGAAGGATATGATAAAACTAGTGGATTTAAGATTAAATCTAGAGATGTAATGACTGTTAGCACATCAGATAAATTAAAAAATGTAGTTGATAAATCTTTCCAAGCAAAAACGGAACAATCTAAAAAAATACAACAAAATGTTTTGGCTCTTAGTAATAAATTAGATGTTGATATGAGTGAACAAATTTATTTTGTAAATAAAATTATGAGTGAATTATTGAATAATACAACTATTATTAAAGATGAAACCAAATATAACAAACGAATGAAAACTTTGAAATCTCAAGGAAAAAAGACAAAGACATATGAAAAATATCACGATGAAAAATATTTATTTATTTTTCTTGGAGCATTTGCTATTACATTACAAACAGCAATTCCTAATATTTCTTCTAATAAAACATATGAAAATTGTATTCGATCTTTTGAAGGATTTCCATTAACCAAAGATAATAATTTATCGTTTTTAGTTTATTTAATTTGTGTTACTCGTTTCTTGGGAAAAGGTTCAAAAAGACCTTGGAAATATTTAAAATTAGGTAGTAAAAAAAATAGAAAAGAAAAAACAAATGATTATGCTATTAAATTAAAGGATTTCATGGTTGATAAGATATTAACACTTTCATATGTAAAAGAAAGATTATTTGAGAAAATTAAATATGATAAAACGAAAAAAAGTGAAAATGTCATTACTAGAGATATTAATGTTTTAAAATGGGATACCTTTTTACCACCATTATATAATTTTCGTGTTAATAGTATTAAAAATATTGGTGTTGAATTTCAAAGACTTCTTAATCAATCGATTATTAATGACGACACTAGAATGCAATTTAATTATATTTCGTCACTTTATGGTAAAATGTCTAGTTATTCATTTGCTATCATAGAAGCTGTACAACGGGTCGTTAATAAAGAATCATTAATACTTGAAACCATGGATGGGATACCCTTTTTAGAAAATGCTTGTTGTAATGATGATGGTATTAATACATTCGAATACTTCTCACGTAAAGAAAGCGTAATAAAAAAACATAATAAAACTTTATTTGATTTGGAAAAAATGTATATTAAATATAAAAATTTACATAAATCTCCAAAATATTCAATTAATAAAAATACTAAAATTATATTTCCTAAGCTAATAAAACAATTTTCACAAGAGACAATATATTTATCATTTATAAAATATTGTAAATTTAATAGTGGTATCGTTTTAAATGATACATTAAAATCTATTTGTTTGGAAAATAATGCTAATTATAAGGAAACTGATAATTTGGAGAGAAAAATAGAAAAAATGAAAATGGAGGGATTAGAGTATAATACTAATTCATTAAATGCTTTGTTAAATTATATTAATAGAGAAAACATTCTTCCATATGATATTAATCCAAGGGTTTTAACTGAAAAATTACGACTAGAAAACTTAATCAAAGAACTAGATAAATCGAATGTCTTTTTATGTGGTGGAAATATAATAGAAAATTTCGAAAAGATATTAGATAGATATGATATTGCTATTAACGGTAAAGACGATGTTATAACAGAAGACTTTTTACAATATATTAAAAGAATAAATTCGAGATTGGCTTCAAATTTAAAAGAAAAAATGATAGAATCTGGTAAAATAAAACCTAAATCTATGATAGATTTTATAGTAACATCATCCAAAAGTAAATTTATTTTAAATTGGGAATTAATGGGCGATGAAATTTATATGAGTAAAGAAGACCATACAGGATTTTATACATTTAGATATTTTAAACAAATGGTTATCAATATTTGTAATGTATTTCCTACTATAATGTTAAATTCTAAAATGAAGGAAAAAATTCGAAAAAGAACTGTTCCCAAACATTGGAAATTAAAATCAACACGTATAAAAGGTCAAATTGAAAATTTGATGAAAGAAGAATATAAAGATTTTTCTCCTTTTTACGACAATACTAAATTAACTCCTGTATTAAATTATGTATACGAAAACAGTAAAGACTTAATTCGATTAATGAATGTAATACCGTTTTATGCTAACATGGATAATGAATTAGGTAGTATTTTTGATGGAAAAATGATAAAACATTTAGGATATTACTTTCTTTTGTGTGCTTTAAGTTTATATATAGGTGCTACTGAGGCTAACTTAAATGTAGAAGAAGAACAAGATATTGATTCTTTTAATACTGTTGTTGAAGATGTAGAAGAATTAGCCGAAATTGAAGGACAGCGTGAAAGTATGTTGAACGAAGTTTGTAAATTACTTAATGTATATATTAAAAATTTCAAAAAATATAAGGATATATTATCTAGAACCAAAGAACATATTACAAAACAAGTATTAAAATCCAAGGAAAAGGAAAAGGCAGGTATAACTAAAAGATTAGGTGATTTAACTATGGAACAACGTGAAGTTGAAACAATTCATAAAAATCAATCATTGGGGGTTTGGAGTGTTGGACAGACAAGAGCAATTTATGAATATGATGACCAACAATTTGATAAAGAATTTATAGCCAGAGAAAAGTTAGACTTGTTAGAAAGATCCGTAGGACAAGACGCTTCAGATCAATTAAGTCATTTAGAAGACCAGGCAATACAGGATAGAATAGATGCTGAATTGAATGATTTAAGTATTATTCCTGAAGAAGATGATGACCAAAGAGAAGATATTGATTATATGTAATTATTGTACTTTTATATAAATTAAAACCTAATATATATATAAGTTAATGTATAGGCAATATATCCGTAGAAATATAACATCAGTATCTATTATTTTATTTGTCGGTTTATTTATTATTATGCAATATTTAGAACCAGCATTTTTATATGAAAAGGATGGATCTTTACGAAAATTTGGTGTAGGAAGCTCTAAAAAAACCGTTATACCTATTTGGTTAGTTACTTTTATTATTGCTATTTTTTCTTATTTAGCTGTTCTATATTATTTGTCTTATCCTAAATTTAGTTATTAATTATTAGTTATAATTATTAAATGTTATAAAAATAAATTAGATATATAATATCAAAATTATGAAAATGATATTATATATATTACTATTTTTCCTCCTATTCATATGTTGTTTCTATTTGTGTTTACTACAATTTGTAAGATAATCTATTAATTAATAACTTAAAATCCCAATGACCATTTCTCCTTTTTCTTTTCCTTTTTAGGATTATTTAATGAATCTTCTACAAATGAATTCAAAGCATCGGCATTTCTATTACACTTAATAGTTTGTATGTAACTATTTGAAGTATTAATTACTAAATTTCCAACTAATCCATACCATAAAATCTCTGATATCATATCTTTTATTACAACAAATTTATATAATTCTGGAAGATGATCTCGGTATTTCGCATTTAATATTGACCGATTACCACCACGTTGCTTTTTTCTACCCCCTTTTAATGCTGCTTTTTCTACTGGAACCGCATTGACTACAGGTATTTCATCTGTTCCTCCTTTTTTACCATCCATTCTTGCTATAAATAAGTCAAAATTTTCTGGTGTTATTTCATTAACTAATGTCGATGGATCATCATATACCATTTGTAATAATTTACTTTGACCATCGTCTTGTTTTAATATTTTAAATAAAGTATTGTTTATTCCAAATAACCATACACAAACATATCCTATTGTATTTGAAAATGGTGCTTTCCAACCAGGCATTATTATTAAAATTAAAAGTAATAATCCAAAAATAAATATATTTGGAATTAATGTGTAATTAATAGCAGGGATTAGTTGTGGAGTCCCACCACATTTATCTTTCGCATTTTGATAATTTATATATAATTGATTACCTATTATTATTGCTAAATAACAAACTGTAATAATTAATCCTAAATATCCACCACTATTTCGTGTTTTATAACCTTTAGCAACAAAGTATTTTATTACAAATGCACCTAGTGTTATTGTCATAAAATATGTAAAACTCGTACTTGGACTTATTTGAGACATTTATAGATAATAGGTATAATATTTTTTGATATTTTAGTTGTATAATTTAAATGGCTTATAGACCCACATTAACTGAACCCGGGGTTAAATATTTTTTAGGAGAAACGTTGAAAAATTGTAAAAAAAATAAAGAAACTTTTAATATCAAGTTATTTAATTTAGCACTGTTTATTGGATTTTTGGTTGGTGTAACAGCATTATTAGTATATAAATATAAAATGAAACCAGGACCTGAAGAAAAGAAAAAAAAAGAAAATCTTAAGCGGGATTATTTTATTAATAAAGTTAGACAGTTACAATCAGATAAAGCTAAAATTTATAATAAATCAATCACAAATTTACCTAATTTTGAAAGTCCCTTTGAATTATTACATAAAAAATTTTATAAAACCTAAATATAAATGAGCGATAGCGATGAAAGTCCCTGGATTACAGAAGAAGATATATCAGAAGATGGTAAAACTATTGATATTGACGCATCTAAAGAAATTAGTAAAGAACAGGATAAAGTATCTACCCCTGATATGAATAAATTAAAAAGTTTGATGATATCTACTCCTAATTCTAGAACTCCTTCTAGAACTCCTTCTAGAACTCCTTCCACATCTAGTTACTCTTTTGAAGAAAAATTATTAGAGTATTATGAATTAAAAGAAGAGTATGACCAAAAATTGAGAGACGCCCATACACAGTGGAATAATTCTAAACCCCCCCTTTCTTTAGAGAAAAAAAAAGAAAAATATCAAAATTTTATGAAAAATAGAAAATGCATTAATTGTAAAAATGGACCTGGAGGAACCATCTTTTCACAGGTTGGTTCTAGTCAAACAAGAAAAATAACAGCTATATGTGGTTGCATTGAAAAATGTAATTTAAATATTGAAATCTATATGGGACAGAGTGCGTATTTGCCCGAATATATTGATTATTATAAAGATGAAGTTCAACAATTAAAAAAAGAATTAACCGAATATAAGTTAGATTTACTCTTTAATTTACGTGACGAAGAAGTTGTCTTAAATGAATTTAGAACTATTAAAGACCAATTAACAGAAAGCTTAGACCAACTCGTTAATTATAAAAAAGCGTTTGATAAACAAAATGAAGAAATTGAACTTGGCGACCAATCTTTAGTATTATTTGATTCTTTAAAACAAAAACCCGAACCTAATGAAGATGGTGAATATATTGTAAATAGAAAGAAATACGTAGATGTTATGGTAAAACATCTCAATAATTTGATAAGTCAATACAAAAAAAATGTAAAAATATATAGAAGTGACCCTAATCTATCCAAATTAAAAGAAAATTTTGAATTTTTAACAAATGAAATACAAACTGTTCAAAATTCTATTAGAAATGAAAAATATCACGTTACTTATTTAGATACTATTGAAAATAATCTTCAAAAAGGCTTTAAAAAACAGAAAATGATGGATACCTTTATTTTTAATCCTTCAAAATATAGTTTGGAAAATAAAATTATTACTTTTGGTAATAAAATTACTCAATTTCAACGCTAAAAAAAATCAAAAGGTATAGTATATGAAATTTATAAGTTTCCCAATATTTTTAGTTAGTTTGGCAATTGGATTATTTATTGTATATATTTCTTTACCTAAAATGAAAATCATATACGTATATCCTACTCCAGATAACGAAGATAAAATAACATACCAAGATAAAGCAGATAATTGTTTCCATTTTAAATCTATAGAAATAGATTGTCCTAAAGATGAAACTAAAATTCGCTCTTATAATATACAATAAATAATATCCAATTATTATATATGAACTTAAAACGACTTATATATAGCGATGTTGGTAGAATTGTTATCAGTATTTTATTGGGATTAGGTTTGGCAACATTATTTAGAAGAGTGTGTAAAGAAAGGGACTGTTTAGTATTTCATGCTCCTGAAATTAATAAAATTAAAAATCAAGTCTTTAGATTTAAAAATAAATGCTATAATTTTGAAGAGGAAATTGAAAAATGTGATAATAATAAAAAAATTGTTCAATTTGCGTAATAATACATAATATACCAATATTAAGTATTATTATATATAATGGCTACAGCAATTTCTTCTTTACCCAATGAAGTTACTAAAAATCAAGTTGTTAGCAGAGTTGAACAAAATACCGAAGCTGCTGTTAATATGAAAATAAAAAACCCACCTACACAACAACCTATAATGGTTCCTAATTCTTCTACTGACTTAAGTCAGGAATCCATACAACAAATTGTAGCTGGATTACAACAGGCACAAGGCGCCACAGGATTACCCAGTCGTGATTTATCTACTAATAATAATCATATTACTCAAGATGAACAAATACAGCCCAATTATATTCCCAAGACCAATAATACAAATTATATTGATAATGATAATGAATTTCAAACGCTCATTGACCAAAGTAAAAATAAAAAAGTAGAACAAGATAGACTTGACGTATTATATGATGAATTACAAACTCCTGTTATCGTTATGATCTTATTTTTCTTTTTTCAATTACCTATTTTTCAAAAAACCCTAGCCAAAAATATTCCTTCTTTGTTTTCCAGAGATGGAAATCCCAGTTTCTCTGGATATTTATTTAAAACTTCCGCGTTTGGTCTCGTTTTTTATGGATTAACTAAATTAACTAAACAAATAAGTGAAATATAATTTATTTATAATAGAATATATTTACTAATTATTGTTTTTTCTTTTTTCTTCGCGTCTTCTTCTTTCTCTTTCTACGTGATTTTCTTTTTCTACCGGATTTTGTTTTTCTTCCTCCCTTCTTTTTTCTAGATTTTCTCTTTTTTCTTTTTCTACGTCTTCTCCTTGATTTTCTTCTTCCTCCTATTATTTGGCCATTAATATTTTGGGGATGCAGATAAATACCTTGTAAAATATTAGCACCTTGGGCAGGATGGAAAACAGATAATAAATTAGTTTCCATAGTTGGTAATGGTAAAATTTGGTGGCCATTTTCATCCAATCCAAGAGAGTTAAGAAGTGGGCCTGGAATACGTGGTGGACCACCCTGGACTGGGTTTGCAACGTACAGGTTTTGTCGTGTCCTCCATATAGACCCGTGCCAGGTAGTAATATAATCATTATATAAATCGTCTGGAGACACTTTCATTTCAACGTCTTCATCATCATCATCCTTAGACATGCCTTGTGGTGTATGAATGTCTCCTGGGCCGCGCGTTACAATTTGCTCACTAAATTGTTCTTTGGTCATGGGCACCGAGTTAGGTGAAGATAATGTTATATATTTTATCAACTTTCGTACTCTTTCATTATAATCATTCGCGTTGCCATCAGTTAAAGCATCTAAAATACTTTGGAGTTTAGCATCCATTATTTCGGCACGAACATTAACACCTTTCCCCTGATTACACCATCTCTGTAGATATAATACTACATCCTTTTGTTGTAGAGACGCATTTACTGCTGGATAACCTATAGTATTAGGTAACCCTAGGTTTCCGCGATTATTGTGTATTTGGGTTAGTTTGTCTTGTATTTCTGTAGCTACGCTCAGTCTGCGGTCTTTATAAATCTCTGCCGGTATATAGCCTCCCTGTCTCAAATTGGCGCGAGAATTAGTTATGTAACCCTGTAACACTGTGATAGGTTCTCCTTGCTGGACCGCTTCTAGCATAGCCTCATTTAATTTAAGTTTTATTCTAGTAGGTATTTCGAAATAGTTCATATTTTGTTTTATAGCATGTTGTACGGCAAGTAGACCACTTACCTTTGCCTCGGCATTATGTATCATAAAGGATGTTCTCAAAAGACCGACAAATGGTGTATTAATATCATCCGCTGCTGTAAAAATGTCCAACAAAGGTAATTCAGGGGTAATCGCTGCTTGATTATTAGGTGACACATCATCCGACAATGTAGTATCAGTAATATAATAACTAGCGTGATTAAGTAAACTCTCAAATAACCCTTGCATTTTTCCAGCAAGCTCAGAGAGGTGGAGTTTTTCCTCTTCTGTCTTATTTTGTTTGTTTAACAAATTTTGAACCATCACATTGACTTCACCAATACTTTTCAGGATATGGATCAACTGTTGAAATTTTGGAACTATAAAACCATCTAAAGAATCGTGACCGCTTCGCGTCATCAGTGTTGTAAACCATTCCCACCACCCTATTTGATTTTTTTCCCAATTAGCAATATTTTCAATTGTTGCTATATTTTGTTCCGCTTGATTAACATCGTTTATATTGATATTTAATGTAGAAATATTATTGTTGAAGAAATTTTGTAGACCAGATATCGCCCGTGCACGCGCCGAAGATATCGCATTTTGTTGTGCTGCTGAAAGAGGCATATTATATATATATATATAGATAGAAAACATTATTAGTTATATTTTAATAATAGACACATCTAATTGATTAGCAAATACTTTTACAAGTTCATCATTTTTATAATCTTCTAAATATTTAATTTCTTTTATTCCTGCTGCTAATAAAAGACGCGCGCAAATAATACAAGGATAATGTGTTACATATGCGGTTGATTCGGCACAACTAACACCACGTTTAGCACAATCACATAATGCATTTTGCTCAGCGTGAACTGTTGCTTGTTCGTGATTATTTCTTACAACTGATGTGTGAGGGCATCCCGGCAAAAATCCATTATATCCTTGACTCACGATCCTGTTATCATTTACCAACAAACATCCTACGTGTAACCTGTCACAAGATGAACGTTCTGCGGTAACTTTTACAATCTTAGCAAAATACTCGTCCCAAGATAATCTCCCACTCATTGTAAGTATAATAACCGAAATAATTTTAAATACTTTTTATAATAAGATGGATAACAACCATATAAAGAATTTAGTAGTTAATCTACCTGAAAAAAAGAATTTGGGTACAATTGATTTAGTTTTAGAATCAGGAGCAGCAAATGGTAGTTATCAAATAGGGTGTTTATTATATTTAAAGGAATTAGAAAAACAAAAAAAAATAAAAATAGACAGAATATCAGGTTCAAGTATTGGTGCTATTAGTGGGTTTTATTATTTTACAAATACATTAGAAAAGTTTCAATCTGATTATGTATTATTAACCGAATGTTTCAAAAAAAATTTGAATGTTAGTGTTTTGAAAGAAATATTGGAGAGAAAAATGAAAAATATCTCAGAAGAAGATATAAAAGAATTAAATGGTAAACTTTTTATTGTATATCATGAATCGCAACAAAAAACACAAGTATTACGAAAAAAATACAAAAATAAAGAAGATCTGTTAAATTGTCTTTTGAAAACGTCACATTTGCCCTTTTTAGTAACACAAAATAGCTTATGTTATGAAGAAAAAAACAAGTTTTATATTGACGGAGGTATTCCCCATATATTTGAAAATAGAGAAGATTATGATAAGAAAATACTTTATATATCAATACTTGGATATAATAATTTAAAAGGTATGTTCTCTGTTAAAAGAGAGAAAAATAATTATGGTCGATTATTAACAGGTGCTTTAGACATGCATAATTTTATGCTACATAATACAAGTAAGTTTTGTAGTTATGTAAATGAATGGAAAATGAAGGACTATGCTTTTTTGCGTTTAAAACAATTTATAGTTAAAATATGCGTTCTTTTGGTTATTTATGTACATTTAATAGTCTCTTTTATATATCCTTTTATTGAAAACACGACAATTTATAATCATTTAAGTCCATTAATTTATAATTTTTATAGAGATTGCTTATTATTTTATTGTTTATAATTATATATATGGGAATATTTCACAATCTTATAAAATATAACGTATCTAATGATGCGATGGAATCCATTATAAAAGCACTTTTACTTTTAGTATTAAGTATATCAGGTAATTTTTTAGCAGAGACGTTAGGTTGTCAAAGCCAAACTCTATTAGATAATATGCTTGCTAAACACTTATTAATTTTATTTATGATTTATTTTACTATTGATTTCACCGATAAAGAACACGTTAATCCATTTATAAATCTTGCCAAGGCATTTGCTGTTTGGATAATTTTTCATTTTTTTACACATATGGATATTATACCAACGGTTATTTCAATATGTTTAGTAATGGTGCTTTTCTTTATTTCAAATTACAGACATTATTTATCGAAAATTAAGAGTGGAAATAAGAAACTTGATAATAATCTTAAAATAATTCAAGAAATTATTGCTATAGGTTCATTATGTCTTATACTAGTAAGTAGTTGTATCTATTATTTAGAAAAGAAGACAGAATATAACAAGCATTTTAGTGTATGGAAGTTTATTTTTGGTGTTAAAAAGTGTAAACATAGTACGCCTAGTAAAGCAAAATTTTTTAATATGAAAAGAAAATAGAAAGTTTCATTTAAAAATATTTGGAGAGAAAAATGTAGAATATCTTGATAAACAAAAACATAATTAATTTATTTTTTACTGAAAATTAATAAAAAATAAAACAAACAACTAATATTTCAAGAGTTAATAATATATTTCTCTCCAAATTATTTCCATGAAACCTTTTTAGACCTCTTCCTTCTTCTTTTACGGGTCTTACGACCTCCAAATCCCAATCTACTTAATATCCCCCTCTTCTTCTTTTTTTTTCTTGTTTTAGATTTTGTTTTACGTTTTTTCTTTTTATTTTTATTTTTTGGTTTATTTTTTTTATCGTGTTCTCTTGGCAAATAGCGCAAAAAATACCAATCATAATCCTTTGATTTTTTTTTATTTTTAAGTTCTTTATATTTTTTTGATTTTTCTTCACGCATTTCTTCCATGGTTTCTTGTTTTCCATAACAATTCATACTGAAACGTTGTAATAAACCCTTCTGTTTTAATCTATTTTTTTCTTGAACTTTAAATAAAAATTGACTCATACATAAAATACGATTAGGGTCATAATATGGTCTATTTACATATATAAAAGCCAAATAGAAACTTAACATAGTATCAAGTGTTGCTACTCGCATTTTAGATGAACCTATATTAATTATATTATAACTATGACAAGCTATAGGTTTATAAATAAATACAACAGTTTCAGGACCGATACTAACTTCATAATGTGGTGCTATAATTTCACCAATTCCTGATTTTTTTGTTATTTTAATTTTTTGAATACCTATTTCTTCCAATCTTTCTTGTATCATACGTGAAGTGGTTTCGGGGTCTTCACTTAATACGTCAAAATCAGGAACTTTAGGTATATCTCTATTTCTAAATTTTTTTAAATCTTTCAAATACATTCTATTAGCGTAAGCTCCAAAAAATACACACCCGCTACTAATTAAGGTATTTCTTACAGTAAGAAATACTCGTTCTTCAATATTTTCTAAAAATTCTTCTTCTTCACTAAAGTTATCAGGAACTCTATCTTTTTTACCACCTTTCATAAGAACTTTTTTAGTCCCATATTGAAATAGACGTTGAATATCAACTAAATTACAAGATTTACCTTTTAATGGATAATGTTTATTTAATAATGTAAGACGCTTTAACACTTTTTCCCATCTACTAACATCGCCGTCTGGTCTACTTAATTCTAAATACATAGCCATACGTAAATAATTAGGAGGAGAATAATAAATTCCATTAACTTTAATGGAAGATTTCAATATATTTTTGTAAAGTTCAGGAACTAAATATGTAATATCAGCGATGGGTAAAAAATTAACAAACACTTTAAACGTTCCGGCATGCATTCCAGATTTAGCTTCAACTTCTGTATATCCCAATTTGTAATAAATATCGGCTAATTTTTTAGCATCATTTAATGGGTCAGGAGAAAAAAAATCATAGTCAGGAAGTTCGCTAGATTTATCATAAAACTGATCTTCCAAAGGCAATATATTATTAATGGCGGTTCCTCCGTAACAAATACGTTTTGTTTTTTTTAAAAAATCTTCTACAATTTGTATTATATCCTGTATCTCAGGGTTATTAATTTTTTTCCGCCCAGATTTTAAACCAATTTTATCTACCGCACTTCTTAAAATTGCTAATTCACATTCTTCAAAAGACATTTTTCTATCACAAGACATTACTTAATATATATTGCTAAAAAAAATATATATTAATATTTAACCTAAAGGTTTGTAAGCACCTCCAAGAAATGATAATTGCTTGGGAGCAAGAGTTAATCGTTTATCTTGTTTTTCAGCATCAGGTAAAATAGTTTCAAAATATCTTAAGTGGTCCGGTTTTAATCTGAAAGCGGAACCGGATGAGGCAAAGAAGTTGTTATAATATATAAAATTAGCATCAACAACAGAATAATTCATCATTACCCATTGACATCCAAATTTATGATGTATAGGAGCAGGAGGATTTTGTGAAATTTTTGAAAAATCAGGCATAGTAATGGATAAAAACTTCTTGTTTTCGTCAATAAGTGATTTTGAATCGTATGTTTGTACTATATCAATGTTTTTATGCGTTTTAGCAAAAGGCATACCAGCACCGTCTTTACCTTTTCCTGAAATATTTACAAATTCATGGAATGGTGTATCCCTAAAATTAAAATTCGGGTCACTACAAAAAATAATTACTTTTTGTTTTAAATCTAATAATGGTATATTTCCAATAACATCTCTACCAGAAATGTTATTTTTTCCTTCATAATTATATTTACTAGATAAAAATTTTCCAGAAAAGGTCTCACGCATGATATTAGCCATAGAATTATAAATATTTCCATTATTAGTTTTAATTCTAAAACTTAAAACTAAAGGGTCATCAGGATTTGGTGCTCCTCCAGCTCCACCGGAAAATGCTCTCATTCTAACCTGCTGCATTACCTTTTTTAAAGATAAACTATTATAAGTCCCTTTTAAACAAAATTTACCATTTGTTGTTGCTTCTGGACCTGCCGCAACAACAGGGTCACCGTCTATAGAATATATTTCAAAGTCTAATAAACGAGCACCACGACCAATGACTTTTTGTAAAGGGGCCATATCTACAAAATCTTTTTCACTATTTCCCCCACAACAACTATTGTAACTACTTGCCATATAATAATCTCTCAATAAGTGTTTATGTGAAGCATTAGCACTATTTATATTAGATATTTTTGACCCTGTTATGGAATCGAAATTAGAAATCATATTTAAATTATTAGTATTTAATAAACTAAGTTTATTTCTAATATACCAAAATATTAACCATACAATAAAAACAATAACTAATATTAAATACATCAAAAGCCATTTATTTTTATCTTTAAGCATATTTTTAAAATTTTGAGTAGCCGTTTCTATTCCATTCATTGCTTTGTCTGTTATATCCGTATTCATTTTATATATATATAGAAAATACAATAAATAATTATACAATGCTAAAATAAATGATTTATATCTACTAAAATTTAAAATAATTATATTATAATATTTTAAATATGACCGGTGGTTTAATGAATTTAATTGCATATGGTAATGAAAATTTGTTATTCAATGGTAATCCAAAAAAAACATTTTTTAAAGCAACATATCAAAAATATACTAATTTTGGATTACAAAGATTTAGAATAGATTATGATGGAACAAAAAATTTGAAATTAAATACAAATACAATATTAAATTTCAAGGTAAATAGACCAGCTGACTTATTGTACGATACGTATTTAGTTCTCAATTTACCTACCATTTATAGTCCAATATATCATTATGAAACAGAAGAAGGTGTTGTAAATAAAAATGGACACGAATATGCCCCTTATGAATTTAAATGGATAGAAGAATTAGGAACAAATATGATTGAAGAAATTGAAATTTTTAGTAGCGGAACAACTCTTGCAAAATATAGCGGTGAATATTTAAATTGTATGAAAGAACGTGATTTTTCTAGTGAAAAAAAAGATTTGTGGAATAGAATGACTGGGAATATACCAGAATTACATTCACCAGATAACGCTAATGGTAATATAAATAGTTATCCCAATACATTATTTACAGAAAATGGATTAAGTCCTGAACCATCAATAAGAGGTAGACAATTATATATACCAATAGATGCTTTCTTTTGCAATAGTAGCAAAATGGCTCTACCATTAGTAGCATTACAATATCAAGAGATTTCTATTAAAATAGAACTAAAACCTCTTATTGATTTATACACCATTAATAACGTTAATGAAATACCTGAACAAGTATCTGGATTAAGTTATAGAATGAAACCGAATAAAAATGTGTTAGAACATCAATTATGGAGATTTTTACAAGCACCATACGACTTAAAGGCAGATACATCGAAATACAATAAAAATATTACGGAGTGGAATGTTGATGTTCATTTAATGGGAACTTATGTATTTTTAGGACAAGACGAAAGAAGGGTTTTTGCTTCTAAAGAACATAAAATATTGTATAAACAAATTTATACTTATGATTTTTTCGATGTAGCAGGAAGTAAAATAGTAGAAATTGAAAGTAAAGATATGGTAAGCAATTATATGTGGAGATTTCGTAGAAGTGATGCTTACTTGCGAAATGACTGGTCTAATTATACAAACTGGCCGTATAAAGATATAATACCACAATCTATAACACCTATTAATAATAACGAATTGCCTAATCCAGCATATCACCAATTTACAGGAAATATAGGGTCAACTTATATTGACCAAAATGGTAATAATGTTTCTGAAGAGTATCCTGTTAATTTAAAAAATATTTTACTAGAGTTAGGAATTACGATGGACGGTATTTATAGAGAAAAATTATTAGATGCAGGTGTGTATCAATATATTGAAAAATATATGAGAACAACTGGTGGATCTAAAGATGGTCTTTATTCTTATAATTTTTGTTTAGATAGTAACAGAAGAGTATATCAACCTTCTGGTGCTATGAATGTTAACAAATTCAAAAAAGTTTATTTTGAGTTTAATACTATAGAAGTACCCATAGATTCAAGTGGAAACAACGTTGAATATATATGCGATTTAAATGGTAATGCTATAGGCTTTAGAAAAACAAGTGCTATATTAAATCAATATAATTTCGATTTGCGTATTTTTGAAGAACGATATAACGTTATTATTATTCAAGGTGGTCGAATAGGATTATTAAACGCTAGATAATTTATTATTAATATATAAAGGATGATTTTATTTACACCTTTATTTAAATTTAGAGGAACTACTATGTGGAAAGCATGGGTCATTAATTCTATTATTATTGGTATTATATCCGGATTTACAGTAGAAATTAGAGATTATATGAACGAACATGATTATACTGTATTTTTACCAGATTTTCCACATAAATTGTTTGCTACTATTTTAATCTCTTCTTTAGCGGGATTTATTACATTTTTTTTATCAAGGATTATATTTGGAACGGGTGAAGGAATGATGGAACCAATCAAAATGCATCCTACATTATTTTAAAAGTAACATAATATCCCAAGCATAATTAGCAATATGTTCAACAATCTCAATAGGTAGTTTTTTATTATACATTTTCATTATTTCTTTTTTATATAAATAATCCCTGGAATTTGAGGATAATATTTTAGCATATTTTACAATATCTCTTCTTACACCATAAAGTAGGTTTTCACGTCTATAGTTAAATATTGGACGAAAAACATCACTAATATTATAACCAATACAAATATATGTTTTATTTATCCAAAAACCTATATTTTTATTAACCAACGGATGATTCGAATGAACCCATTTATTAGTATCAGGATAACAATTATATATATCCATTATCAAAACTGGCTTGGTTATCCAATAATTATTTTTTTTAATAACATATGACCTATACTGAGACACATTTAATTTGTTAGTTTTAACTTTGTAATAATTCGACATTGTTATAATAATAAAAATTTATTTAAGGATCTTATTTATCAATTTTCCAATCCCCACCGACCCATCATTTGAACTTTATACTTGTTCTTGGGTTCTGTATACCAGCGTTTTTTACTTTTATCCCATTTTGCCCCCATTTTTTTTGCCTCATCTTTTTCATCATATGGAACATTTAAATATATTTTATTTTTGATACGTTGATATGGACAACTTTCCACTCCTATCGCAATATTGGCTAATCTATCTGCGTGATCATTTCCTATAGAATGTTCATCTTCCAAACCTGTGTGTGCTTTTATATGTGTAAATTGTATATTTTTGTATTTTTTTACAAAATTATATGCTACTTCAACTATTTCCCTATTTGGGATATCTTTTCCTTTTTGAACCCATCCCTTTTTACTCATTTTTTCACCATAACTTGTACAACATCTAATAGAGTAAGATGAATCGCTATAAATCATTATAGGTCTTCCTTCTTCAATATCTTCACGTAAAATAGTTAATGCTTTTATAATAGCCAATAACTCGGCTCGATTATTAGTTTGTGACCCAGTAAATGCTTCACTTGTATTTCTTTTATCACCATCTCCAAACCAAATACCAAAACCTGCTCTAGCATCTGGCTTACCATTATTTGAACACGCACCATCTGTGTAAACATTAATAGTTTCTAAATTTTCCTGTGGCTTAGGATTTTTTCTTATTACAAAATTATCCATCGTTATAAATAAATTTGTAATTATCATTCTATATCAATTTTATTGACTAAATAATTCCCAAATAGAATCATATGGTTTAGGTTTTTTTCTAGGATCAACTGGTCTATATTTATTTGTATAAGCACTTTGATTATTTACTTTTTTATTATATAATTTACTTGAACCACCTAATCGATTATCTGAATTTCTTTCTTTATTTAATTTTCCTGAAGAATTATAGTATTCATTTGATCCCATTAATCCTTTAACTATTTTTTCAGTTCGTTCATCCTTAGAATCATTACCTACTATATGTAATGTATTTTGTAAATTATATTCATCTTTATTTGAATTTAAAGTATTAGGTAATTTACCTGTATTTAATACATCATTTATAATATCTATTAATTCTTTTTTACCCGAAACACTAGATATTTCATCTAATTGATATTTATTAACAACTTTTCCAATACTAGTATAATCCCTTTCACTAATATGCGGTAAAGTAAAATTCCTAGCCATAGATAATTCCTTCATAAATTCAAAGCCTATATTTTTATAATTTATATTAGGATTATTTGGTTCTTTATTGAAATTTTTACCGACTAATAAATTATTAACCGTATTGTTATTAAATAATCCTGCCCTTGTTCTAGCATAACCGTGAATATTCTTTGGTAACAACACTGATCCACAATCTTTACACATAGAATCATTTATTGATCCTTCTCCTATCCACGGACAATTTCTATACGCCTTACCACCTATTATTTCATTAGAACATTTTTCATTATCATATTGGGGTGCTTTACATCCATTTGGACAATTTCCTGTAGGAGTGGAAATTAAATTTCCATTAGCCATTTGATAATGGGCATTTTTACCACTAATTTGATTTACAGCTTGTTGATAAACAGGTGTTTGATACATCTGATCATTTTGACTTTGAACTTCTGGAATAGATGTATTTTGTTGTAAATTATCTGTAGAGCCATTTGAAGCACTATTTAAAGATGTTTCGGAAGGGGGCATAGGTTGAGTAACATCAGGGCTTTCTTGAGAAACCATACCAGTAGGATCTGGAGAATACGATTCTATATCACATCCCCGTTTCATATAATTAGCACAACCAACATTAGATTCTTCATATCCATTCGTTGTTGTTTTTTCTCCATTTTCTGATATCGTCCAATTGTTCATAATTACATTGGGATATTTTTTCTGGCAACTTATTTTATCATTGCATCCAGTAAATTTATTACACACAACTACACCTTTATCATCTTTTACAAATCCATTAACACAACTGCTAGATTCAGTAGAAGAACTACTATCCTGAGAAGAAGAACTAGATTCAGCAGAAGAACTACTAGATTCAGCAGAAGAACTACTAGATTCAGCAGAAGAATTACTATCCTGAGAAGAAGAACTATTAGTTTCATCAGGTGTAGGTTGCTCTTCTGTTTCAGGATTATCCATTCCTTCCGCAAATGGTTTATTTGTACTAATCTTATTCATTACATCAGTATAAAAGAAAAACAATGTAAAAATTATTGATATTAATAAAAACATGTGAAATAACATATATAATTTATAAATATATTATTTTACTAAATACTTATTAGTTTAAACCCCAAATTGAATCATAACATTTTATCTTCCCACGGCACTGGCGAAAGCTACCAGGTTCTTCATGAGTATCGCTTTTTTTTAATAAAGAATTACTATTTTCACCAAACATACCAGTTGTGCGAGTTTTATTATTTAATTGATCAGGCATTCCACTATTATCATATTGCGACATATCTAAACTACTATCTGTTAATAATTCTAAAACAAATACATTTAATTTACTATATAATGCCTTAACTTGGTCTTTCTCCCGTGGATCTTTTTCTCTAATTTTAATATTTTTGACTATTCTACCCAATTCAATATAATCTTGATTTTCAATATTTGGTAATGCAAAGTTTCTAATAGTTGCGGTATTTACCATAAAATTTTTACCAACTCTTAAATTAAAAGACTGTTCTTCATTATTTTTATTGATATTACTTGGTATTAAATCTTTTTTTTCCAATACTTGTTTCATAATGTTTTCATCAAATAAGGAATGACTAGATACACTTGCAGCAGCTGATTGAGAATTGTTATTAGAATAAGAAAAAGTATTCCCCGAAGGATGTAATCCAGGTGCTTTTTGGATTCCAGGTACATCAATTCTATCCCCAACCCAAGAATTAGGGTCATTTGGGTAGAAATTATTATTACCACCAGCAGGATGTCCCTTATTGGGGTCACAATCTTGTCCCGGGGGACAATATCCACCTGGTCTTTGACCAGGCATATCTGGTGGTGCGTCCGGGTTAAATAATACAGTCCCACAACTATTGCAATCTTTATCATAAGCACAATTTACAGTGTCTCCTCTTTTAAATGTAGGATTAGGACATCCATAATAACATTCTCTCTTTTCAACGCCATCTTTTTGAATTACTTTACAGTTTCCATTTGGTCCAGTAGGTGCGATACATCCTGTCTTGCAATTTTGAGGAACATTAGAAGCCATAGGAGGAACTGCTGTTCCAGCCCTTGAACTTACTTCATTATTCATAGCTGTTTCTGCTGAACCGGCGCCCATTAGGTCAGTTTGTGTAGGAGTTACTGGTTCTAATATTATATCTTCTACTTTATAATCTCCGCCTTTATTCGCAGAGTTCCAAATCTCAATAGTGAGTTCATTAATAGAGTTACACTCCTTAGTATGGCGGTTTTCAATAAATTTTCCATTTGAATCGACCGACGCCATCTTGAACCAACCTCCATCAAACCCACCGAAAACATATATATTTTTGCTTACTTTAAAAGGTATTTGGTTTTCCCATTTCTTTCCTTCGTTTGAAATGAAGGTCCCTTTCTGTGGAACTTTGTCTTCGTTATTATCCATGCCTTCTATAAAACTCCCTGTATTAGACCAATTACGTGTATCAACATAAATATTATATAATATAAATAACAATATTCCTACTATCAATAATATATTAATTATAGCTAACATTATATATAATTAAAAGATATATTTTATTTTACTAAATGTGTGTTCAACTGCTGTGACACAACAACAAAGGTAACACATTTACTCATATGTTTGATTTTATGGGCATTTATATAAGCACAAGTAGATCTAATTCCACCTAAATAATCCAATACTGTTTTTTCCAACGGACCTTTATATTTAATCTTAATACATCGCCCTTCACTTGACCTATAATTTGCCATTTTACCATAATGTTTTTCCATTGCGTGTTGAGAACTCATTCCATAAAATAATTTATATTTAATACCATTTTCTTCTACTATTTCTCCTGGATTTTCATCATGTCCCGCAAAAACTCCACCACACATAACAAAATCTGCTCCTCCTCCAAAGGCCTTAGACATGTCACCGGGGCAAGTAATTCCACCATCTCCTATAATAAAACCACCTAATCCATGAGCAGCATCAGCACATTCTATAATAGCACTTAACTGTGGAACTCCAACTCCTGTTTTTAATCTAGTTAGACAAGCGGAACCTGGACCAATTCCTACTTTAACGACATCTACTTTACCATTAATAATAAGTTCTTCGACCATTTCTCTAGTGGCTACATTTCCGGCAACTATAATTTTATCTGGAAATGATGCTCTTACTTTTTGGCAAAAATATACCACTTGTTCCATATATCCATTAGCAACATCAATACAAATCCATTTAGCATTTGTAAATTGTATTACATCATTTAAATTACTAAAGCTACTTTCATTTATTCCACAAGAAATCATAAAATAGTTAGGATCTAGAGGCGATAACGTAAATCTATTTTTATAATCATTTAAATTGTAAAACTTATTAAAACAAGTAATCATTTTATGCTTGACCAATTCGTCATAAACTTCAAAAGTTCCGGTAGTATCCATATTTGCTGCTATAATAGGAACACCCTCCCAAGATAAAGTACTGTGTGGAAATGATATTTTTCTTAATAAATCAACCTGGCTACGGGAAGAAATAGTTGTTCTTTTAGGACGTATTAAAACACTTTGAAAATCCAATTGAGGGGTAGTAATAATTTTCATTATAATAGATAATTTAAGGGAACTTTTAAGTATATTTTTAATATTTAATGATATATATATAAAATATGGTAAAAAGTGAAACTCAAAGTGGATTTAGTTTGCAACCTGATTTATTTAATAAAATGTATGATGATAGTAAATATGAGATAAAAAAAAGAAATAAAGAAAATGAAGAAAAGAAAAAAATAGAAGAAAACAAACAAAGACAAGAAAAGGAAGAAGCAAAAAAAAAAGAAGAAGAAGAGAAAGAGAAAAAAAAACCTAAACCTATGAAACGTGGAACAAAAATAGCTTACACTATATTTTTTAGTGTATTAACTATAATTTGTATACCAATTAGTATATATTTTTCATCAAGTCTTTTAAATAAATTAAAAAAAGCATTCGGTCCGCGAGCCGATTTAAAGTTAAAACTACCAAGTGAACCAGGTAGTATACCTTATACGAAACTTACTAGAGAGCAATTTATTAAACAAGAAAATCAGAGAGAACAAAAATTTTCTAAATCGGTAGCAGATTCTCAACAGAAAGGTGCTGGAAGACAAAGAGGACAAAGACAAAGGGGAGGAAGTAGAAAATATCAAAGAGGGGGGCGACCAGTTGACGAAGCAGGGCCACCGTCTTCAGCACCAGAAGCAGGATTTACAAATACTAGTTTACCAGGTTTTCCCCACTCTGCTGCTAAGAACGATAATCCATTAATACAGGGGTTCGGTAATTATTTTATTACATATTTTTCATTTGTAAGATGGGTAGGTGTTAAATTCGCAAGTATAATGAATGATGTTTGGTTCAAAGACTTAGAAATAAGTAAAGGAGCAGGTTCTCTTTCTGTTGATAAATTCTGGGACTTTTTAACTATTACACATATATTACCGTTATTAGTATTATTAACAATACCTTTAACCTTTATATCTAGTACTATAGGATTAATTTGGGCTTCTATAAATAACCAATTTATTTTAATGCCTTTTTTCTTAATATGTTCGTGTTTATCAATATTTCTAGGTGGGAATTGGCCATCACATCTTTGTTTATTTTACAAAGATGTTTATTTACTTTCTTCAGATTATACTTCAACATTAGAAACATTTAAAATATATTTAAAAAGATATAAATTTTGGTGGTTATTATTATTATTTTTGTCGTGGGGAATAAGTATATGGGGATTTATGGGAGGAGGTTTTTCTTCATCATCACAAAAAATAACACGTGAATATGATTATATTGCTTGGTTAGTAGGTGGTTTTGGTGTTGAAATATTTGCTTTGATAATAGGTATTATAGGATTTGGAGATATGTTCTCATCGGCTGTGTAATTAATTGTTTTATATTTATATATATATACGAAATATATATAAATGTATCTGTTGTCTATTAATAATATTAATATGGGGAAAAAACAACGTAAAAAGAAAAAAGTTAGTCCGAATGGAAAGCCATTTGTAAGTATATGTACGCCAACATATAATAGGAGAAAATTTATACCACAATTAATAGAATGTTACAAACAACAGAATTATCCAAAAGAATTAATGGAATGGATTGTAGTGGATGATGGGGATGATAGTGTGGAAGATTTATTCAAGGATATTCAAAGTGTTAAGTATTTTAGAATAAATGAAAAAATGAAACTAGGGAGAAAAAGAAATTTTATGCATGAAAAAACAAAAGGAGAAATTATTGTATATATGGATGATGACGATTATTATCCTCCAGATAGAGTTAATCATGCTGTAAATAGATTAAGATCTCAGCCCAAAGCTTTAGCCGCTGGTAGCAGTATTGTTTATATATATTTTAATGATTTAGATAAAATCTATCAATTTGGTCCATATGGACCACAACACGCAACCGCTGGAACTTTTGCCTTTAAACGTGAATTGTTAAACCAAACAAGCTACGACGATGAAGCAGAATTAGCAGAAGAAAAACATTTTTTAAAAAATTATACAGTTCCACTAATACAATTAAATCCTATAAAGGCAATATTAGTATTTGCTCACCAGTATAATACGTTTGATAAGAGACTATTGCTTAAAAATCCCAATCCAAATTTTGTACGTGAAACAAAACTAAAGTGTAAATTATTTATAAGAGATAAAAAATTATTGGAATTTTACAAAAAAATTTAATCTTTTTATTATTTATAATGCTTGGTTGGCTAAAAATTTTAAGAAAAAAATTTACTAAACTAAATCCAATGGTTCAAATAGCTTTGGGATTAATAATTGTTGTGGGTGTTAGATATTTGATACAGCTTTTACAGTATCAATATTATTCTTCTTCTTTAGAAAATTTTTCTAATCCCAAAAAACTTGTTTATTTTCATATGAATGGTTGTGGTCATTGTAAAAAATTTACACCTGAATGGGATAAGTTTGCCTCAAGTTATGATGGTCCATTGGAAATAAAAAAAGTCGAACGCAATGAAGCGGGAGATGATCTAGAAAAATATAAAATACAAGGTTTTCCTAGTATTTTACTAATTGATGGACAAGATAATACAAAAGAGTTTGACGGTGATAGAACTAGTTCAGGTCTTGAAAAATTTGTAAGTGGTTATTAAATTAATATATTTAAAAATCTGTAAATTCTATTTATATCTAATTTACTGATTTCGTAATTTTCATTATCAAATAATTCTATAATTTCTTCAATAGTATATTTATTTTTTAGGTCAATCCAAAGAGAAAACATGTCTTTGATATCCATATTAAGTTGTTTACAAAGATTTTGTATAAATATACTATTATTATATTCAGTAGAATATTTTGTTAGTACCTTTGTAAATCTTACATTTGGTGGATTAAATATGATATTTTTCTCTCCATATTCTTTTTGATAAAGATGATTATTATAAAATGTTTTAATTAATGAACTCATTTCATTAAATATCCATATTTGTTTTTGAAATGTAATTCTATCTATATAATCTGAAAAGCAAACGTTATTTAATATTTTATTATAAAATGGTATCGCATTTTCCTTGGGAATATGTTCTAAAACATCAATAATATTTTCGTGATATAATAACCCAACACTTGTTCTGTCTGTTTCATTCATTAATTCATTATGCTGGTCCAAATTATAATTATTATTTAAGAGTTTTTTAATTATATTTTTAACATCCTCATTATAATTTTTTTGTTGAAACATATTTTGAACTAGTTGATTTTTTAATATACTTTCTTGATTTTTATAAATATCATATGTTGATTTTAATTTTCTTAAATCACCATCTATGTATAAAACCATTTTTTCTTTCAATTCATTTTCTAATTTTGGCATAAGCATTCCTATAATTTTATTAACTTCGTTATTAGTAGGTAATTCTAATTTAATGGATACACAAATTTTAATCATTTCCTTAATTTTTTTATCTATATGACAACTACCTATACAAACTATTGGGGTCATAGTCGTTTCTTCCTTTTTTTGTTTTTTGGTTTTTTTTGGTCTTATTAATTTGATCAAAGTATTAATACCACCTTTATCTCCACTATTCATACCATCTATTTCATCCATCATGATAACTAATTTTTTTGTTTTTTTTTGAAAAAGACTTAATACATTTTTATCACTCATATTATGCTTAGTAATTTTTTCCACAATAGATTTATTTCTTACATCCCCAGCATCATATTTTATAATATCATAGCTCATATTTTTTAATATTTTTTGAACAAATAAGGTTTTTCCGCATCCAGGGGGTCCGTATAAGTAAATTCCACGTTTTACAAGTTGATTTTTTTTATTTTTTTCAAAATGTTCTAATGCATCTCTAAATACTTTCTCCGATTCTTGTCTATTTAATAAAAAATTCATATCTAATTGTTCCATTTATTTAACTTTACCCTTATTTTTTTATATCCTAATCCGTGACTTTTCATAATTTTATTTAACACTATTTTGCATTTTTGCGAATCAAAAGTATAATTTATTAAATAATTAACAAGTTCTAATTTTCTTGGGTATATTTGACTTTTATAGATTATTTTTTTTTCTTTCAAAAAATAAGATAAACTATTCGTTAAATATTGATTAAATATGAAATAGTAATCATTACGCAATATCCATCTCCAATAACTTGATTCCAATTTATTGGTATAAGTTTCATTATAATACTGTTTCCAGTAATACTTATTAGATAATGATAAATCTTTATGTGATATATAAGAAAATATTATTTTTTCTAAATCTTCAGGTAGATTGTATATTTCCATTTGATATAAATTTTTATTATATTATATCAAATTAACATAATCTTGGACTAGCATTTGATATTCCATCCCATTCAATGCCATAATCTTTTGCCCATTTACATCTCTCTACTGAAGTTTTTTTTGAAAAGTCAATGGGTTTTGTTAATCCATTCCCTAAATTATTAACATTTTGGCACTCTCCAGTATTAAGTACCTGCCAATAATCTGGACAAGCTGATAGTTCAGGTGGATATGCTTGATTATTTTTAGCATTATTCATCATGCTTGCTATAAATAATAAAAGTAATACAAATAATACAATAGCAATAGTTAAAACATTACGTTGAAAACTCATATATATATAAATTTAAAATATAATATTTTTTTGTTTATGTAATATAAATGGATTACCAAAATGGAAGAGTCAATATATTAAATAATAACCCAAATAGTGTATTTAATTTATATGATAAAATTCCTATTGAACAAAATATTACTTCTTATAGAAATGCTCTTACTGGGAATTTAGAAGATAATTTGTTGTCTAAAGTATTTTTTTCAAAAGGAAACATTATTATTATACAACGAAGCATTATTCAAGGTGTTTATAATAATTCAAATGGACGATATCAAATAGGATATCAAGATGAAGATACTATTAAAATTATTATGAGAAGTATTTATTTACAACATTCAGCTAATAATAATATAAATATAACCGCTCAAGTTGAGGCTTTAAATAAAATTGTTTGTAATTATTGTATTCCTCAAATTTGTAGCGAAGCACAAGGTTATATTAATTATAAAAATGATGTTAGTAACTTAGCCGTTCCTATACGACGACCTGTATCAACATACAGTAATAACGTTTTAGAATTAAAAAAATTTTTTTAAATATAATTATTAATTATTACTTATTATATTTATTTTTTACCTTTCTTACCTTTCTTCTTACCATTTTTAATCTTTGCTCCTAATCCAAACTGACGAACCTTTCTATCATTTTTATATTTAGCCAATGCTTTTTCTAAATCATTTAATTCTCTCAACCACATTTGTTCGATTGTTGTCTTTTTCAACGTGTCTAACTCTTTTCTTTTGTTTTCAAGTTCTTCCATAAGTTTAGTATAATTTTCTTCTTCCACCATGGAAAGTCTCATTTCTCTCAAATATTTATATTCTTCATCTCCATCCAAAACATCATATCCTGTGTCTTTTAATAATTGAATAACAACCGCTTTCTTTTTCTTTCGCAGGTCGATAACATCATCACATTGTTCCTTAATAAATCTTGCTCTATTACTAATTAATACCAACTCACGTTCTAATTTCTTAATTTGATATTCTTTTCTATCTACATATCCCTGATATCTAATTGGATAATATTTATCAATAATTTCATATACATCATTATATTTTCTAAGTTTTTGTTTTTCATTAAACATCCATAAATTAGGTGTTTTACTTGTTGTTAATTTCATAACTTTTTCAAAATATGTTACATTTTCAGATACCTTTTTCTGTGAAGAAATTAAATTAGGTAATACTCCTGTGTGAAATTTTACTTTAAATTCTACCACAGCATCCGTACAACAATCGTTGTAATTTTTTATAATTGGTTTTTTCTTTTTACCATTTTTTCCTTTATCTTCCATAAGCGTTTCCAAATCTGCTTTATAATCTGTAGTCCATTTTCCAATTGGAAGTTCACTAATAACAACTGTATCGTGGCTAATTACTTCATATTTACCCTTAAAGATATAACGTTTAGAATTTTTCCCATCTTCCTTATGAATAGTTCCTTTAAATCCTTCGTAATATGGTTCAATAATATTTTTATCGGTGGGTTTGTTATTCAGTTTATTCTTTAAATATTTAATAGAATCTAGAGGATTGTGACATAATCCTTCATAAGCAAATCCGGTTCCAATACCCTTTCCTCCGTTCGTTAGAGTCATAGGAATAATTGGAAGATAATGTGTTGGTTCTGCAATAGTTCCATCATAATTGATGTAATCTAGTAAAGGATCATCTTCTATTGGATAAATTTTTCTAGTAATAGCGTTCAATTGTGTAAAGATATATCTTTCACTTGCAGAATCTTTTCCTCCGGATAATCTTGTTCCAAATTGACCATTTGGTTGTAATACTGAAATATTATTGGCTCCCACAAACTCTTGAGCCATTCCAACAATTGTTCCATATAAACTCATTTCACCATGATGATATTCACTAATTTCACTAACATATCCGCCAAATTGTGCTACTTTCATTTCTTTATGTAACGGCTTCTTAAAAGCCGCAAATAAACATTTTCTTTGACTTGTTTTCATTCCATCTACTGCCGAAGGAATACTGCGTTCACAATCATATTTCGAAAAGTGAATAAGCTCATTATCTGTAAAATCTTGAATCGTAACAATGTCGTGTGAAGGATTTAACACTCTATCTTTATCATATCCTGAAAGCCAATCCTTTCTATCATCTGCTCTTCTTTTATTAAAACATTTATCTAACGCATTATCACTGTTTTCTCCTGTATGTTGAAACATAATAAATTTCTTTTTTCCAAAATATTCTTTAAATTCTTTAGATGTTGACGTACCAAGACCTTTATAATATTTAACTTTCCAACCTTTTCCATTTTCATTTTTTGCTTTCCATTTCTCATAATCACTCTCATTATAAAATGATTTCACTTTTTTACCTTTTGTTGCTTTAAGAATTGGAGTATTCATATATCCAAATAAATTTGGAATTTCAACTAGACTCTTCCATTGACTATGAAACATATTTAATGTAAGACCCTTAATGTGTGCTCCATCCAAATCTTGATCCGTCATAATTAAAACTTTCCCATATCGCAAAGCCTTTTTAATATCGTCTTTTTTATATTCTTTTCCTGTTTGTAATCCTAAAATCTTTTTAATATCTGTAATCTCTTTATTATTATTAATTTTAATTTGATTTTGGTCCAACGTATTCATTAATTTACCCTTGAGGGGATATACTCCAAACGCATTCCTGTCGTCTTTACTTAAACCTGAAACAATTCCTGCTTTTGCTGAATCTCCCTCACATAAAATTAACGAACAGTCTGCTGATCTTGGACCACCTGCCCAATTAGCATCCATTAACTTTGGAATTCCTCTAATATTTCTACTCTTTCTTCCATCTGTTTTCTTTGCCGCCTTATTTTGTTTCAATTCATTCAAACTTAACGCAGCATCCATAACACCCATTTTTGCTAACTTATCAATAAATTTATCACTTACCTGACATTTAGAGCCAAATTTTGATAAAGGTGTATTCAAACATTCCTTTGTTTGTGAATCAAAACTTGGATTTTCAATAACACAATTTACAAATAACATTAGTTGCTCTTTAATTGTTGTTGATTTTACCTTGACTTTCTTCTTTTTCTCAATATAAATAGTCATCTTTTTAATTATTTGATTTAAAATATAATCAACATGTTTACCACCTTTTAACGTGTTTACACCATTCACAAATGATACCTGCGCAAACTCATCTAAAGGACTTAAACACGCACCTACTTCCCATCTATCATTTACTTTTTCAAAAACGCGTTTAGCATCAGTTTTAGGACCGATATATGAATCCATATAATTTTCAAAACTTTTACTTTGAAGTGTTTCACCATTAAATTCTACTTTAACAGATTTATCTGTTATTACACTAATATCATAAATTCTTTTCTTGAAGAAATTAAACATATCATCTGTAAGTCCATCTATGCCGAATCTTTTGTAATCTGGTAACCAAGTTACCTTTGTATAAGGTTTTGCTGTACTTTTTTTTATAGTTGGTGGACAGATTGTAGTAAGATTATCTTCAAATCGTTGAATATATTTCTTTTTTCTTATATGGTCCACTGTTTCAATCTCTCCCCATTTAGAATAAATCAATACTAGTTTAAATCCAAACCCATTCTTACCACCTACTATTTTCTTTTCCTCTTTATTATAATTCGTAGATGTTCTAAGATGACCGAAAATCATTTCAGGAACCCATAAATCATTATCAGGGTGTTTAGCAACATCTACTCCATTACCGTCATTATACATGGTAATAACTCCTGTTTTTTTATCAACAGTTACACTAATATTTCTAACTGGAACAATATTTTTCTCTTTTGATAATATTTTTTGAAATAATCTAACAACGTGATCTCTACAATTTACTGCTCCTTCGTCAAATGTTTTATAAAGACCTCCAATAAAGTCTATTTTACCATATTCCATATTTCCTTCTTCATTTAATTTCCAAGTAGTGATTTCATCCGAATCTACTGGACCAATATAAGTATCGGGAGCGTCTAAAATGTGCTCGATAGCAGTCTTGGACTGATATACGTTTGCTAAATCTGATGATGAGGTAGACATATTTTGATTGTAATATGTTTTACTCTCTTTAAATTATTTTCAATTTTAATTATTATTAAATTTAAATACTTTTAATAATAATATCCTAACCAAAACCACATATATTCCCACCATGACCTTCCTCCTTTACTCTCAAATTCATTATTTAATCTCATTCTTGCTTCTTCCAATAAACGCTCCAAGTCTCTTACTTCTTCCTTCGCACACCATAATTTATCATACCGACATCGTTTATTTTCCATATATAAAATACTATATAATTTAATCTTCACGTTGGTTTTGGTCAATCCATTCTTGACTTACATTAACCTCAATCCATTTTGGTGCTATATGTTCGTCATAATGAATTTTCTTGTAAGTGCGAACTAATTTTTCACCTTTTTTTGGTTCGCACCAACTTTCATTTTCACAATCATATATTGAATTACCATCTCCCTTCGTTGCCTTCCAATCTGGATTGTCTTCTTTTAATTCTGACCTTGTTCCTACTTTATTGGGTAAGGTATTTAATCCGTCTCCTCTCCATTTTACTTGAGGTAATTTACTATCACTAAATGCTCTAAAAAATTTTTTGTTTTGTTTAGCTTTAAACAAGCTTCTAAACATATACAATTTATTTACATTTTATTTTTATCTTCTTTTTTTTCGTGTTTTGCGGGTCTTTCTTTTCTTAACGTGGCGCCTTTTGCTTCTTTTATTTTTTCTTGATTTTATACGCTTTCCTCCTCTTTGTTTTCTTCTTCCTCCTCCTCTTCCTCTTTTAAGTGTAAATCTCTTTCTATCCTTAGCAATTTTTTTAGCAGTTCTACTATTGCTTTTTTTTCGTGAAGGTTTAAGCAATATTTTTAAAGGATCTGATGGTTCAACTTTTATTGGGAGAAATAAAGCCTTTTGAAGTTGTGGTGATATTCTGTCATCGACTTTTGGTTCTGGTGTATAAATTCTACCTGTTCTCTTTTTACCCTGTCCCATATTTTCTTCTCCTTTTTTTGTTGGGGAATCCATATAATTAGGGATAACATCAGGAGAGGTTAATGAAAACGCATATTTTTGTCTTTCATCTTCTTCTTTGCTCATTTTCTTTGCCAGATATTCTTCGTATTCATTTTGCCTTCTTATTCTATCTTGTAATTCTGCGCTTTTGTATTGTGTAAATGCCATATAAATATAACTTAGATAAAATTGAATTATTAATTGGGTAGATTTATATACTAAAGATGACAACTACTATGGATGAACTTAACGCACAGATTGAAGACCTTGAAGAAGAGGTTCAACTATTAAGAAATGAAAAAGTTAAAATAAAATTATTTAATCATTTTGATATTGAGGAAGAAGATCTTGAAGGTATAACTAATTTTAGATTACAAAGTAGTTATACAAGTTGGGAAGCTGAGATTAATGATTATGCGACTGGTAAAAAGGCAACTATAGAATTAACATTTACACGTAATAATAAAGAGGCAGGGTTTAGTATGACATTTATAAAAGAAACTCCAAGTTATGATGGTTATGATATGGATCGTTATGGAACAAGTGAAAGTATGAATACGCATTATGTTAATGAAAGTGAAGACCCACTAATTAAAAAGATATTAGGTAGCCCAGATCAAGAAGAAATAGAAGAAAATTGGGAAGATTTATTAAGATATTAATTACCAAAATCTTGTACCTGACTTTTGTATTCTTTAATATATAACTTCATAGCATTAACTTTAGAAATTTTTTCTATACATTTCCATGCGTCCCATTTTGCCCGTGCTTCTAATTGAACTGACCATGGTTGAGCTGTTGTATTTTCACCAACAGTAACTCTTTTATAAAAAGCGTAAAGTTTAAGTTTTCGATCATGGGGGACCTTGTTACCCCAAGACCCATTTCTTACTAAATTAACACATTCATTGAATTCTTTTTCTAAATTATCCATTATAGTTTACAAAAACAAGATAAATTTCTCTCCAAAACGTAATTATTGAAATATTTATTCATAAGTATCATAAACTTTATCCCAATATAATGTTGTAAAACCATAATTTTTAAAATTATCATTAATATCCTTTAGTATTTTACCATTTTTATAATGGTGTTTCTTGTGAGCTAATAATAAGGCTTTTACAAAAGGTATTTTTAATATATATACAAAATGTTTAGGCCTTTTATGAGATATATAATGAATATATTCAAAAAACAAGTAAGATAAACAATGTCCAGTCATAAATGAAAACGTTGTTTTGAGTGGTAAAAAATAATAATAACCAGTATGAATAGTTATACCAAGTGGAATACTATAAGCAAATGGAACTAATAAATGGGTATCGTTAGATGGTTCTACATGATGTTTTTGATGAAACTTCCAGAAAGGACCATGGAATAAATAATAATGCGATGCGAATTCGAAATAAGTTTGTGCTATATAACCCAATGTAATAAATAAGTAATGTAAATATCCTTCGTAACCAAAGATAAAGAAAAAGATTAAGGCACTTATATGGACACACGAAAATAGTTTAATAGACGGTGTAAAAATTATTTTCATTGTATTATACTATAATTTTATATTTATTATTAAATTATTTTATTTAGTAATAATTTGCGTTCATATTTTTTCTTGATAA